ATAAAAGATTATATATCTGGTGATTTAAAAGTTGCAGAGATACCCGAAGAATATAAAATAGGAATAGAAAATACACAAGAAGCATATGTCTTTCTAACCAGTGCAATAGTATCTGATTCTGAATACATTTCTCTTGACTGCGAAACAAGTGCATTATATCCACGAGATGGATATATGATAGGTTTTTCAATATCTTATGAACATAATGGAAAGCAACAAGGAGCATATATCTCTACTGATTGCATTGATAAACAATGTGAAGGATATATGCAACAACTCTTTGAGAAGAAGATAGTAGTGTTTCATAATGCAAAGTTTGACTTAGCATGGTTTGAGTATCATTTCAACTTTAGTTTTCCTAGATTTGAAGATACAATGCTTCAACATTATTTACTAGACGAGCAACCAGGAACACATGGACTAAAAACTCTAGCAATGAAACATACAGATTATGGAGAGTACGAACAAAATTTATATCAATGGATTGATAATTATAGAAAACAACATGGTATACTAAAAGATGACTTTAGTTGGGATTTAGTTCCTTTTGATGTAATGAAAGACTATGCTGCAATGGACGCAGTTGTAACTCTAACTTTATTTCATAAATTTAAAAAAGCATTAGATACAAATAGTAAACTAACTTGGGTTTATAGAAATGTTTTATTACCAGGCTGTCGTTTTCTTTGTGATATAGAAAGTAATGGTGTGCCATTCGATAAAGAAAGATTACAAAAAAGTTCTATTTTGATGCAAGAACAGATTGATGACGCAGTTAATAAACTACAATCTTATGAAGCTGTAGAAAGATTTATAAAAGATAGAGGAGAGTTTAATCCTAATTCTACAGTTCAATTACGAAGTCTATTATTTGATTATATTGGATTAGAGCCAACAGGTAAAAAGACAGGAACAGGAGCTGATTCAACTGATGCAGAAGTTCTTACTCAGTTGGGAGAACAACATGAAATACCAAAACTTATTTTAGAAGTTAGACAAAATGTAAAAGTAAGAAATACTTACTTAGAGAAGATATTACCTGCTCTTGATAAAGACGAAAGACTAAGAACAGGATTTAATTTACACGGAACAACATCAGGACGATTATCGTCTAGTGGTAAACTAAATATGCAACAAATACCACGAGATAACCCTATTGTAAAGGGTTGTATAAAAGCAAAAGAAGGACACAAAATTGTTGCAATGGATTTAACAACAGCAGAAGTATATTGTGCAGCTGTATTAGCTAAAGATGAGGAGTTAATGAATGTATTTAGACAGGGTGGAAACTTTCACTCGGCTATTGCAAAACAAGTATTTAAACTACCTTGTAAAGTAGAAGAAGTTGCAGAATTATATGGAGATAGAAGACAACAGGCTAAAGCTGTTACATTCGGTATAATGTATGGAGCTGGCCCACAAAAGATTAGTTGGCAAGTATCAAAAGATAGTGGAAAAGAGTTTTCAGTAGGAGAGGCAAGTAGAGTTATTACACAATACTTTGATATGTTTAAAAACCTTAAACAATGGCTTGCAGTTAATCAACAATTTATTAGAGACAACGCATTTATATATTCTTTCTTTGGTAGAAAGAGAAGATTACCAAATGCAAAATCAAAAGACCAAGGTATCGCATCACATGAAGTAAGGAGTGGTATTAACTTCTTAGTTCAGTCGGTAGCCTCAGATGTCAATTTGCTTGCCGCTATTGAAATGAATGAGTATATTAAGAAGTCGGGTTCTAAAGCTAGAATATTTGCTTTAGTTCACGACTCAATACTCGCAGAAGTTCCAGAGAACGAGATAGAAACATATAGTGCAAAACTGAAAGAATGTGTAGGGAGAGATAGAGGAGTAAGTATTCCAGGTTGCCCAATCGGTTGTGACTTTGAAGTAGGAGAAGATTACAGTATGGGTAAATTTGAGGCAAAATATGGTTGATGGAGTTATATTAGTAGCAATCTTAGTGCTTACTGTAGTAAGTATATTTTTATTTATTTTAGGCAAAGCTGGAGCAAAAGGACTAACCCAAGAATATACAACAAAAAGTGGTATAAAACACACCGCAAAGAAAGAAAGAAAAGAATACATAGTATGAACTTTGAATTCCCTCTGTATGTTGTTCATACAGATGAAGTTATGGAGGCAGATGGTATTCTATGGATTGAAGACCAAGTACTAGACGATAAAAATATGTCAGGAGAAACACTTGGAAAAAGACGATTACAAACACCAATGAAAAGTTTATATCCTTTGAGATATATGATAAATGATGAAATAGAATTAATAAAACATCAAGGAAAGTTTTTTATTGACTCAAAAGGTGAGTTTATAATTTACGAAAAGACAGAAAAAGTACAATTAAGATATCATAAAATATTAAAAGTAGAAAGATTAAGAGGTAGAAGTATAATTAAGGTAAAGGATATTCCTTTTCCTTTTGATGTGCTTAGACCAACAAGCTCAGAAGAAAAATGGGCAGGAGTTTTATACAGAAAAGGAATACCTTGGAAATTGTATGAAACAGTTAAAGAGAGGAAAAATAATACATGGCGAAAGATTTAATATCATCACTACAAGACGGAATAGTTCTTATTCGATTTCGAAGTTTATATAGTGGAAAAGAGTATGAAAGAGAATATACTCTTTCTGATAAATATATACCAAATAAATTAGACAATCAATCTGGAGATAAACTAATCTGTTATGATGTAGAGTTTAAAAAATGGGAAGATATAGAGGTTTCAACAATACTTGACTGGACAAAAGTAGTGTGAAGGCAATACTAAATCATAGAATATACTTAGATACTACTCCAGAGTTAGAGGAAAAGTTAGAAAGAGAATTAACTTATACTTTGCCTCCTAGAATACCTACTGACCCGCCTATTGTTATTAAAACTTTTAGACGAGTTAGACCAGGTTTAGTTACTATACCTGGCGGAAGATTGGATTTAATCCCACATGACTACGAAATAGTAGATAAACGAGTAAAGTCACCAATAGAACTACCTGAGTTTAAGTTTGATTTACGACCTTCCCAAGAGATGGTCTATTCAGAGGTGGACGATAATGCTATAATTAACGCATGGGTAAGTTGGGGAAAGACATTTACAGGTTTAGCTATCGCAGGAAAACTAAAACAAAAAACATTAGTAGTAACACATACAACTAATCTAAGAAGTCAATGGGAAAAAGAAGTAGAAAAAGTCTATGGAATACGACCAGGCAGAATTGGTGGTGGAGTCTTTGACACTCAGCCTCCAATCGTCTGCGGGAATATTCAGACTTTATACCGAAGAATTAAGGATATAAAACATCTATTCGGAACTATTATTTTAGATGAAATGCATCACGTTAGTAGTCCAACTTTTACACGAATTATAGATGAAATGCCTGCAAGATATAAGATAGGACTAACAGGAACACTAGAAAGAAAAGATGGTAGACATGTGGTCTTTCGTGATTACTTTGGTAATCATGTATTGAAACCACCAAAAGAAAACTTTATGACACCTAGTGTTGATATAATAAAATCTCAAATAAGATTTTTAGATGGCAGAGCAATGCCATGGGCAAGTAAAGTAAATCATTTATGCTATAATAGAGAATACATTGATAGTGTATCAGTAATAGCATCAGCTTATGCTGCTCGAGGTCATAAAGTATTAGTAGTTTCAAATAGAGTTCATTTTCTAAAAACTTGTTCTCAGTTAGTAGGTGATATAGCAGTTCATGTCACAGGTGATATGGATTTTGCCGAAAGAGAGAAAACCATCAATAAGTTAAAGAATGATAAAAATGTTCTATTTGGGACACAGTCGATATTCTCTGAGGGAATCTCGATAGATGAATTAAGTTGTTTAATATTAGCAACACCAATAAATAATGAACCTCTACTTACGCAGCTTATTGGGAGAATACTGAGAAAGAAAGAGGATAAAATGCAACCTGTGGTTGTAGATATAAATTTAAAGGGTAATACAGCAAGTAGACAAAATAGTGCAAGACTAGGATACTACATGAAACAAGGTTACTCTGTTAGGGAGTTATGACCTCGGAAAAATACTTCTTGACAACGGTTAATTTTTATGATATAATATATGTTACTCTATAATTGGGATAAGATACTAAGCGTAAGCAATGGAAAAATTAAACATATAATTGCTATCCTTCGTATGATAACATATAAACAGTTACCCAAAAATTACTACGACCCTACCTATAAATTTCGTAGATACAAGTTCGGTGGATATAGTTTTTTACTTAATCCTAAAGAATTACTAGAGAAAGGTAGGACTTATAGTGATAGTGAGGTGGTAGAATATGCAGGTGTCGCATCATTCCGCTCCTATCATAATTTTAATGAAACGAAAGACACCACTTTAGACTTGCTTCACTGCCCTGTGTCGCAAGATTTGATTATAAATAATAGACTGCTTGATATTAAAGCGAATCATATTCACTTTATGTTCGAGGAGCCACAAGGAGAAATATAATAATGGCAATTAAATTTAATCAGAGCAAAGGTTCAGCTCAGAAAGAAAAAATAGAATCATATGTGTATACTGGTAAGGAAAATCACAAAGTAAGACTTGTTGGTGATTTATTACCTAGATACCTTTATTGGGTAAAAGGAGAAAATAACAAGAATCTACCTTTAGAGTGTTTAGCTTTCGATAGAAATACCGAAACTTTTAACAATAAAGAAGTAGACCATGTCCCTTCTTACTACCCAGACCAAAAGTGTGCTTGGTCATATGCTATACAATGTATTGATTATGGCGGAGATACACCTACAATTAAAATCTTTAATCTAAAGAGAAAGTTATTTGACCAAATAATGACTGCTTCCGAAGATTTAGGAGACCCAACAGATACAGAAACTGGTTGGGACGTTTATTTTAAAAGACTCAAGACTGGCCCACAGGTTTTTAATGTGGAATACCAGCTACAAGCACTAAAATGTAAGCCAAGAGCACTTGATGAAAGTGAACAGGAACTTATTGCCAATCTTAAGTCAATGGACGATGTTTTACCAAGACCAACTGCTGATGCTCAGTTAGAACTTCTTAAAAGAGTAACTGAAGAAGCTGGTTCCGTTGATGAAAACATCTCATCGGAGTTTGATGTACAATGATTGGTATTGGGGAAAAGTTTCCAGCTTTTGAATTAGATGGAGTCGATAAAGAGAATAATCTTATTGTTCAATCACAATGGAAGCTACAAGATTGGGGAGTAGTTTACTTCTATCCTAAAGATTGGACATTTATTTGTCCAACAGAAATATCTGAAATGGATATTTTATTACAAGAAACAGAAGAAGTTTTTGGTATTAGTGGAGATAATGAATATTCAAAACTAAACTGGAAACTTTCAGATGATGATGTTGGGAATATAGAACATACTCTATTAGCAGACCGAGGACTTATGTTAGCAAAAGAACTTGGTATTGTTGATGATGAACAAGGAGTATGTTATAGAGCTACTTACATTCTTGACCCAGAAGGATATATTGCTCATGTATCTGTCAATCGTGACGATACAGGTAGAAATGCCAAGGAAATACTTAGAACTTTACAAGCACTAAAAGCTGGTGGATTAACTGGTTGTGCTTGGGAGCCTGGAGAGGATTTCATTGCGTAGTAAATTTGACTATTATCCTACTCCCGAGTGGTGTTATGAAAAGTTACCAATAGACTGGAAACAGTTTAAAACTGCTCATGAACCCTGCAAGGGAGATGGTAGAATAGTATCATTTCTTGAGAATCAAGGAATAGAAACTTCTTGGACAGAAATACAAGAAGGCAAAGATTACTTTGAATGGAGTGGAGAGGTTGATTTAATATTAACTAATCCACCATTCTCTCTAGCACAGGAGTTTATAGAACATTCTATGGCTTGTTCTACAACAGTAATTATGTTACTTAGAATTAACTTTTTAGGTAGTCAAGCAAGATATGATTTTTGGTCACAGTTTCCACCTGATGGCTTAGTTATACTAAGTAAAAGACCTTCCTTTACAGGTAAAGGCACAGATTCAATAGATTATGCATGGTTTATTTGGTCTGATATAAAGAAATTACATGGATTAAAGTGGATTAAATGATATTATTTACAGCAGATTGGCACATAAAATTAGGACAAAAGAATGTACCATTACCATGGGCTTGTTCTAGATATAAGTTATTTTTTGAAAAAATTTATGAATTAGAAAAAGAGGTTAAGTTACATATTATAGGTGGAGATTTATTTGATAGAGTTCCATCTATGGACGAACTTACTTTATACTTTGATTTTATAAAAGGTGTTAGTGTAGACACGATTATATTTGACGGTAATCATGAAGCTACAAGAAAACATAAAACATTTTTTACTAATTTAAAAAGAGTAACTGAAGAAATTAATCCAAAAGTAAAAGTTATAACAGAAACTTTTTACCTTCATGATTGGGCAATTCTACCATATGCTGACTTACATAGAAAAGGCAGTATAGAAGATATAGAGGGTGTAGACTATCTATTTACTCATGTTCGTGGTGAGATACCACCTCATGTAGTGCCAGAAGTAGACTTGACTCGATTTGATAAATTTAAGACTGTATTTGCAGGAGATTTACATGCTCACGAGAATACTCAACGAAATATTGTATATCCTGGCAGTCCTATGACAACATCATTTCATAGAAATGTAGTAAAGACTGGTTATCTTCTTATTGATGATGATTGGTCTTGGACATGGCACGAATTTGACTTACCTCAGTTAATTCGTAAGACAGTAGATAATGTAGAGGAAATGGTACAAACAGACTTCCACCACACAATCTACGAAATAGAGGGAGATGTTCAAGATTTAGCAAAAGTAAAAAATTCAGAGTTGCTAGATAAGAAAGTTATAAAACGAGAAGTAGAGGCAACTTTAAATCTTGACAATTTAACAATAGAAGAAGAATTAGTAAAGTATCTAACAGAGATACTAAAGATAGAAAAAACAAACGATATAGTGAGAGTATTTAATGATTATTCTAAAGAATTTAGCATGGAGTAATTGTTTCTCATATGGGTCGAATAACGAACTAGATTTATCCCAAGCAACTCTTACACAACTTGTAGGAACAAATGGTGTAGGTAAAAGTTCTATTCCTCTCATATTAGAAGAAGTATTATTTAATAAAAACAGTAAAAATGTTAAAAAAGCGGACATTGCAAATCGTTACGTTAATAGCGGCTATGACATTAGTCTTAGCTTTTCCATTGATAATGACGATTATAGTATTAGCGTTTCTCGTAGAAATGCCCTTAAATGTAAGTTGATAAAAAATGGAGAGGATATATCTTCTCACACAGCAACAAATACATATAAAACACTTAATGAAGCTCTAGGAGTAGACTTCAAAACATTTACACAGCTGGTATATCAAAACACAAATGCAAGTTTGCAGTTTTTGACAGCAACAGATACAAACAGAAAAAAGTTTTTAATTGACTTATTAAAACTTGATGAGTATGTTCGTTACTTTGAGATATTTAAAGAAGCAGTAAGGACGGAGTCAACACTTGTCGCACGACTAGAATCAAAAATTGATACTATCGAAAAATGGTTAACAGACAATAAATTGACAGATACATCACTACTTCCCAAAATGGATTTACCATTTTACTCGGAAGAAGACGAGAAAACTTTACGTTCTTTATTAATAGAACATGAAAATATCTCGGATAAAAACCAAAAAATTTCTCAAAATAATTATTGGAAAACGCAGTTGGAAAGTATAAAACTCGAGCCAATAAAAGG